AAAAGTTGAAGGTTGAGCCCATGACTCTTAAAGCGTTAGTCCGTGAGCGTATTGAGGCAGGTAAAGACATGCCAACGGAACTTTTCAACATATTTGTTGGAAATAAAACAACAATAAAAAGGAAACACTAAACATGAACCAAGTAACAACAAAAAAAGAAGGAGCATTAGCTACATTTGATATGGAAGCTGATGCACAACAAGGCGCTCAAAATATATCGCAAGAAGATCTTGCGTTGCCTTTCTTAAAAATTTTGGGCCAACTATCTCCAGAGGTAAATAAAACTCATGGAAAATATGTCGAGGGCGCAGAACCTGGCAAGATAATAAATACTGTTACTAATGAATTGTATGACAAAATTTCTGTTGTACCATGTCATTATAAAAGACAGTATGTTGAATGGCAAGACAGAGGTACCAGTAGTGGTGCACCTGTAGCTATTCACGATGCGGATAGTGATATCGTTAGTCAAACGACTAGAGATAAATCATACAAAGATAGACTACCAAATGGTAACTATCTTGAAAATACTGCCAATCACTTCGTACTTGTAGTTGGTAAAAATCCAGAAACTGCATTGATATCTATGAAATCTACTCAATTAAAAGTTAGTAGAAAATGGAACTCAATGATGATGGGTCTTAAGCTTCAAGGTAAGAATGGTTTATTTACTCCGCCAACATATAGCCACATTTATAATCTATCTACTGTTCAGATGTCTAATGACAAAGGAACATGGTTTGGTTGGGATGTAGCTAAAGCAGGACCAGTAGAAGATAAGTCAATCTATGACATGTCAAAATCTTTTGCTGAATCTGTAAATAAAGGTGAAGTACAAGCTAAACCTGAAACTCAAGAAGCTAAAAAAGAATTTAGTTTATAATTTCCTGCAGGGATGGGCGGAGAAGCGAGAGTGGATACCGCCCACTCTTAATTTAATAAAAATATAAAATGAATAAAGAACCTATAAATTATATAGATTGGTTAGACATGGGAAGGGTTATTATACCCTGTCTCAAGGGTACGCCAAAGGTTAAGAAGTATACCGAGCCAGATTTTAAAATAGAGAAAGACATATGGAACAGGGATCACGAAACAGCAGAGATAGCATTAAGACTCGATAACGATGTTGATTTAGATATTGATAACGAGTTTGTAAAAAAATTTGTACACTTTTATGTAAAAGATTGTGGTGCGATTTTTGGAAGAGATGGTAATCCAACTAGTCATTATCTTTGGGCAAACAAAAGTAAAATTCCATTTAAACAGTTTAAATTACCAGATGAATTTGAAAAAGATTTTCAAAATTTTCCACATGGTTCTATGATATGTGAGTTAAGAACTGAAAAAAAAAGATACACAATAGTACCTGGATCTTTACACAGTAAGTCAAAGACAAATGTAAAATGGGAAAAATTTGAAGAGATAAGAGAGTATCAAGGTAATCTACTTATAGATGTAGGTAAAGCCGCTTTGTCTGCAGCGTTAACAATTATATATCCAACTACAGGAAGTAGAGATGAATATTGCACTGCAATTGCAGGAATATTAATTAAGAATTCAGATTGGACAGACGAACAAATAGATTTATTTGTTTCTAGAATTGCAGAAGCTGCAAACGATGACGTTAAAGAAAGATCAAAAAAAGGAACTACAACTAGAACAACAGAAAGAAAGTTTGGAGTAAATAAAATTCACGAGCTTACAGGATATAGTCACAGAAACATTCAAGGTTTATTTAATTGGATTGGAATTTTTCAAAATATAACAACTCAAGTATCACAAGATACCATTGATTTTATAGAAGAGTATGGAGCAAACAGATACAATGTTTATTTAAACGTTCTAGAAAAAGGAGAGATGGTCCAAAGAAAAGTATGGATTGATGGAGCATCACTTATGAATCCAAAATTATTTTATGACTTAGCTATGGCCCAAGCAAAAGTATGGCTACCAAGAATGAAGGCAAAAGAATTTGAAGAAATGATGATGGCTAAATTTCATGCAAGAAAGTTTTCTAAAGATTACGTAAAAGAAGCAGAAGACAGAGAACAGTTTAAAAGAATATTTTTAGATTATTTAGATATAAAAGGTGTTTATACAGATAAAGAACAATTGTTTGTTCACAAACTACCTCACTACAATGCTAAGAAATCTACTATAGAATTTGATTTAAGTAACTTTGAAAAAGAATTAGTTAAGAATAGAATAAGTTTAGAAAGAGTTGACCTTGTCAATAAAGTTCAAACAATATTAAAAGCAAAAAGAGATCGTGGTAAATACGAAGGTAAATCTTGTGTTGCTTGGGTAATAGAAGGAGAAACAACTAGCAATAAAAAAATAATATGGGAAGGAGAAGCAGTAGTGATAGGAGATGAAGCAGGAGAGGTAATAGAAAGTGAATAGTTTTAAGACACCAGAATTTATTCCTGGTCCTCCAGGAACAGGTAAAACTCATAGATGGTTAAAAACAAAATACGCTGAATTGTTAAAAAAATATTCTTGGGAAAGAATAGTTGTGTTATCTCATACTAAACTAGCTGCAAAAGAAATTAGAAAAGCTGTAAAGGGTTTACCAGAAATACAAAACGTACCTGACACAAGATTAGAAGATCAGATTTGTACCATACATGCTTATTTTAAAGCAGAGTATTTACCTTTACAAAAATATGAACAAGAGGAACACAATAAGTTTTGCAGTGAAAATCAATCAATGAGAATTTGGAATAAGAATAACTGGGAAAAACACCCTGTATACGAATACAGTTCCCACTCACACGGTAAAGGTTTAAGTTTTGATAAGTATTGGGCTGTGTGTGAACCCTCTCGTTATTATCCTTATAGTAAAGATCAGTTATATAAATTAATAAAAAAATATAACACATTTAGAAGTGTGCATAAAAAAATATCTTTTGAAGATATGATAGATAATTTTTTATTTAAAGCAGAAATACCAGAAGACATAGATATTTTAATAGTAGATGAGGCTCAAGACTGTAGTAAACCTCAAATAAAAGCTTTACAAAAAGCAGCTACAAAAGCTAAAGAGTTTATTTTTATAGGTGACGCAGATCAAACTATTCATGAGTATGCAGGCTCTGACCCTGAATTTTTTTATGCATTGGCTAACTCAAGGGAAGCAAAAGCAAATGAACTTACTGAAGGTTTAAGGTGTAGCCAAACTATAAACAAAGTATGTAAAAATATCATTAGACCTGTATGGGAGAAGTATGGTGACTACGCACAAAGGACCTGGACTCCAACAGATGTTGTTGGAAAATCATATTGGATTCCTAGTTTAGAACAAAGCTGTCAAGCTAAAAATATTTTAATTAATAAAATATTAAATACAAATGAAACTTTTTTATTTACCTACAGAGGCAACCCTACTCACAAAAAAATAAATCAGTTTTTGCAAGACAACGGAATAGATTATACATTATTATCAGGAAATCCTCATGTTTCTAGAAAACATTTTAAATGTTTTAAGACTTGGAAAACTTTTTTAAATGATGTTGTTTCTAAACAACAAATATTAGATTACTGGAATATAATAGGTAAGTCAGTAAAAGTTCATGGCAAGAGTGAAGTAGATGCATTAAAACCTTTAGTCAACAAAGATTATAATATTCAAGAATTAATAGATATGGGTTTTATTAAACCTGAAGCAAAACAATTTCAAAGGTTTTCACAAATTGTAACTAAAAAAGAATTAATAGAAAAAACACCATACATTAAGAAAGTTTTAATAAATGGTATGAATACAGATGAAACTCCAAGAATTAAACACGATACCATTCACAAAGTAAAAGGTTTAACATTCGACAATGTAATAGTTGACTTATCAATTTACAGACAAGAACCTCGTAGTTTTGAACCTGTAAGATTAGCTTATGTTGCTTACAGTAGAGGTAAAAATGATTGTTGGAGTATAGGAAGTTCTTCTCCAAGCAGAGCTTCTTTAGCAGGAATACAAAATCACAGAAGAGATATTTTAGAACTATGAAAAATAAAAGTGTATGGGACAAACAACACGGTGGATCACACTATCAAAAATTTAAAATTCAACCAAGTAAATTTGTTGTAGAGAATGAATTGCTTTTTCCAGAAGGATGCGCTATAAAATATATTTGTCGTCATAGACTAAAAGGAAAGAAGGAAGATATATTGAAAGCGATACATTTTTTAGAGATGATATTAGAGAGAGATTATAAATGAAGTGTTTCTTTTGTAATGCAGAAGTAAGATGGAATAATGATTATGATACCGAGGATACTTATCCAGATTCAGATCATAATATTGTAAGTATGTATAACTGTGATGAGTGTGATACTTGGTATGAAGTATTTCACCAAAAAAAGGAAGAAAAATAATGTGTAATACTCCAAAAGATTTAGATTTACAAAACGTAGATACAGTAGCTATTGATATAGAAACTTACGATCCTAACCTGAAGACAAAAGGCTTAGGTGCAATTAGAAAAGATGGTTTTATAACAGGTGTTGCTGTTGCAACAGGAAAAGATACTGTATACTTTCCAATACATCATTCTGATACTATCCTGGAAGGAGAAGAGCTAAAAGAGTTTTGGGATCAGATGGATGAAAGACTTTTGCAAAACGATAAAATTACAAAAGTATTTCATAATGCCATATATGATGTTTGCTGGCTTCAAGCAGTAACAGAAAAGAAACTTAAAGGTCGTATTGTAGATACAATGGTAGCTGCTTCTGTAATTGATGAGAATAGATTTAAATATGGATTAGATGCTCTTTCTAAAGATTATCTTGATGACAGTAAATATAAATACGATTTACAAGAAAAAACTCTTAAATGGTCTGGTGGTATGCAAAGAGATCCAATGTCTAACATGCATAGACTACCTTCTTCTGTAGTAAAAGATTATGCAAAACAAGACGTAGACTTAACTTTAAAATTATGGAATTTATTTAATAAAAAATTAGATGAAGTATTATACACAAAACCTGAAAATAATAAACAGTATACATGCAGAAATATATTTGAATTAGAAACAAGATTGTTTCCTTGTTTAGTTGACATGAAATTTAAGGGAGTTAGAATAGATACCCAAAAACTCGAACACTTTGGTAAAAGATTACAAAGATGTAGAGATAAAATAATTAAATTTATTAAAACACAAACAGGTGTTGAAGTACAGTTATGGGCAGCAACTTCTATAAAACAATTACTAGTTAATCAAGAAATAACTAAATACGATAAAACTCCTAAATCTGGAATGCCTAAACTTCCAAAAGATTTTTTAAAAACACACGAAAATAGATTTTTAAGATATGTATCTAAAGCAAGAGAGTATGACAAAGCTTTAAACACTTTTGTAGAAGGTTTAAAAGGTTATGTTTATAAAGGTAGAATACATGCAGATATAAATCAAATTAGAGGTGATAGTGGAGGAACTGTAACTGGCAGATTT